AAAAATAGACGTTTTTAGACGTTTATAAAAACGAGTAAACGCCCGATAACTTGTTAGTTATCGGACGTTTACGTAATATGAGTGGAGCTGGAGGGAGTCTCTCCATATTACGCAAACGGCATCCTTATTATATGTGGTATGAGTCTATTTTGTCTACAGACGTCTATAAATCTGGAAACGTCTACTTATTTTTTCTTCAATTCCACCGGTGGGGTAGCAACCAAAGAATATCCACTGGACAATTCAACTTCATTTTTTAATTTCTCGACTTGTTTTTTCAAATCTTGTACCTCTCTTACTGAACTATTGTAGAGCTTCTCTTGCTTATTGATTAGTTCCTCTTGAGTTGTAACTAACTTCTTATATACTCCTACATTCTCTGATACATTATCCGGTGACTTTAATAACTTTAATCTGGAGTCATTAATTAGTTCTGATACGCTAATATCAAAGAAATCAGCTATTTTGTCTAAGTATTCAATACCCATATTTCCATTTTTTATGGACCGATGGAAACCTGCCTCACTCATTCCAGCATGAGTGAATACGTCCTTTAACGTTACTTTCCGTTGTTCCGCTAATGTCTTGATATGTTGTAAATTATACATTATATGAAAAATAATTATAAAATAACTGTATTAAAGTACAGTTAATCCAAATATATATATTAGTTTTGCAATACCAAATTAGTAATAAAAAACTAAATGCAAACAACAAAACAAGAAAAAAAGATCATAATGAAGTTTATCACTCATTACGATTCGCTAAACGACAGGAATAAAGTTCTTACTCGCGATGCGTTCTTAAAAGAAAGTGGCTTGTCGCAAAACACATTTTACTACAAGCTCAAAAAACAAAATTACAAACGAAAAGAAATTGAAATTTTGGCCGAATTGCTTAACCCCTCAAAAACTATCAAAGATGTGTCAACTGAAATGCTTTGAATTTAATACCCGCCCAAGAGGTGGAACGATTGAAGTTCGCCATTACGACGAAGACATATATGTATTGACTGAAAATCACAGAGAAATAGTTTCTCCAATCTACGAAGCAATACGAAAAATATATCCCAAAGCATATGAAGAGCTTTGTTCTCGTTACCCCAATAACATTCACAATATATGGTACTTTGAATTTCGGGTGGTATGTGGGTTTATAAAATGCAATTGGGCACAGTTCGACAATAAATGGGATATTGACGAAAACGGAATTTGGAATTTTGAATATGTGAGCTGCCCATTAGCCGGCGAATGCAGATCGGAAGGCCATATATGTAGTCCAACTGAAAAAATAGTGATTCTCGATGGAGAAATGCGCGTATTACGATTGATCGCAATTGGCAAAAGGGTGATTGAAATAGCCGACGAACTTTGCTTGAGTCCGAAGACTGTGGAAAATCATACAAATAATATGCTTCGGAAACTTGATTTTCATAGCAAGTCGCAACTTGCTGATTATGCGCACCGAAAGAAATTAGTTTAAAAACCCACTACCCAAAGCGTTGGGAGTGCGTCGATAGGGTCGACAAAAAAAGAGAGGAAAGGCTCATTAATCAATTAATCAATAATCGGTTGTGATAGTAATAATAGTGTATTCGCCAATCCTCTCTTTTCTTTTTTAAATCAACTTAATTTTAAATATATCAACTTAATTTTTAAAAGCAATGAAAACAACAATTAAACTCATGGAAAAACTCCAAGAACACTTGGAAGAACTGGTTTCAAAACGAGAAGAAAAATTTGAAAATGCCTCTGAAAAATGGCAAGACTCAGAAAAAGGAGAAACATTCAATGAAAAAACTGAAAGACTTCAGGAAATGCTGGATGAAGTTATTGATTGGCAAATGGAGTTAGGGGAGGAATAAATATGACACTAGCTCAAGCACAAAAACTATTCGAAGATTCGATTCAAATGAAAACTCAGCATAAGCCCTATTCTATGACTGAGGGAAGAATAAAATTATTCGCGGAAAATCTGTTTGGTAAAGATAAACCTTCTAAAGTTCTATTCTCTAAAATTGGCAAAGGCTCAAGTACAATTATCATTTCTCACATGGCTTACGTGGAAGAACAACGCCAGTTGTCAATGATTCCAGGAACGAGGGTTATTATGACCGGAGCTGAGGGCGACCTGCCTCAGTATAAAGATAAGGTTTGGAATGTTACTCATGGTCCACAATGGATGTGTGGTGACAATGTAGTTTGGTTAGATGGGTTCTCCGGATCATACTGTTGTTGCTATCTCAAAATTGTCGAATAATGGCAAAGCCCAAACCAATCACCCGCGCCCAATTTCAGGCCGGAATTAAATTCTACGTGGGAACACAAGACAAGTTTATTTATCAATATGAAGGGCTAGTTCTTTTCAACGAAATACCCCCAATCATTGTCGATAATTTAAATAGATATCATTGCTCGGTTTTAGATGTTACCGTTAAAGGATTCACAGGCAGAGCAGCGATCCTTAATAAAACTTATTCAAATACTGTATTATTTAAAAATTGCTTTATAGCGGAAAATCAATAAGTCATGTATACAACAAACAAATTTGAAACAGCCCTATTGGCTCAGCAAGTACATATTGAAGAAATCAAATCCACAGCAACCGGTGTTCGGGAAGCAATTGGATATAAAGACGGAAAGCGCATGATTTGGAACTCTCAAGGTGAATGTTTCCAAAACAAAGTAGCCAAACCAGAATTCAACTTAAAGTTAAACAATTAATCAATTTACCCAATGAAACAGACAAAGCCAATCTACCCACAACCTGATTTAAACCCGAAGGTAATCAGTGGCGACGTAGATGTGTTCTTCGACAAAAAAGGCAAAGGCATGTTGATGGTCAATTCCGATCCGAGCATTTGGGAACTAAGCCTGGAAACAACCAATGTGCTGCAATGCCATGGCATTGAAACTATGGCAGCAGCTATAGCCATTCTAAAACCGGCATACAAAGTGGGTGAAACCTACAAATGGTCATACGGACCAATGTACATTGACATTTTGGATGCTAAACTCATTCGCCTGGAGAATGTAACCGAGGAAGATGCGCAGCGCACCGGATTGGAGAAAACAGAAAACGGATATCGACACTATTGCCCGAAGAAACTTTTTCCCGCTGAAGTATTGAAAAAACAACAATCCGGGCACCCATTTATGAAAGATGCCCGGGGTTCATTCTTCACTCAGTGGGTTGACAAATACGGTGTGTTGGATGTTCCGATCAATCCCTGGATATGGCGTTACGAATTTAGATTCAATATTAATAAATCACTTCCGGACAAATGAAAACATATAGAATAGAACACCCGCCAACAAAGACGGATTTTATGACAACCGATTTAATCGATGTCCTTAACGAGATGGAAGCGGTACCCGACGGCGAAACAATCTCGATAACAATCAAGGAAATGACCTCAAAAGAGTTCGAAGATGTAGCAAGGGAAAGAGCAATTTTGAAATTATCAATCAAAACTCCCTGGGCGAAATCAAACGAGTAATTTTTTAAAACGGATAGTATGAATAAGCCTCAAAGAACAGTTCTGACATTCCCCGATTGGAATGGGAAACCTGTAAACGCACTAAAAGTGCAGCGTAACGAGCCTTGCCCTTGTGGTAGTGGAATTAAAGCCAAAAAATGTTGTGGTGCAAAAACTCAAATTTTCAAATCGGAATGAAAACTAAATGGAAAGCAATCTGTGATCAGCTGAATGATGCTGACACTGAGTTTGAAAACTTTTTGGACAAAGCCGGACTTTCGGGCATGGCACTCAAGCAAGCCAACGCTTTTATCAAAAAGTTCAACACACTGAAGAAAGCAGCTGCCGATTTCGACACTTTCATTACTCCGGTAGAATTGGAAATAAAATTCCCATTCCACACCAAGGAAATGACTGAGATATGGGCACGATGGAAAAACTACCTGAGTGAGCAACATGGTGAGATAATGCGCACGAATAGCGAACAATCGGCACTTGAGCACCTGGAGTCGATATCCAAGGGCGACGAAGCCAAAGCAGTGGAGTTCCTCCGATATGCAATGACTTGCCGGTACAGAAACTTCTTTGCAATAGACGAAAAAGCTTCAACACAGCCGGCTAAAAATGAGCCAACCTCAGGAAAGGGATCGGGTTATGGATAACATGTCACCACTGGCAACAGTACTAACAGCTACGGGAATATTCTTCGGAATTGCTATCCTTGGATTTATTATCATGTGTTGCCGATCGTGGATCACAAACAATGAGCAGGAAAATCTAAAAGACGATGAGTGACAAAAAGTTTCTCAAGCAATTAGTCCTAACGGCAACTGCTTTCATTTTATTGGCAATCGCATACTCATTCGACAAAATCGAATCATTTATTCAAACTTTAATTTTCTGATCATGTACAAAGACTTCCAACATATAAACCCTGTGATTGAAGCTGCACTCGCTCAGCTCGAGCGACAAATGAAACAACTGCAGTCGCCATCACAGCAAATGTCAGCCGAAGATTTCGAAGCATTGTTCAAAATCCGTGCACGTCAAACGCTGCTGGATCACAAAAGTAAATCGAAATTTGTGATTGATGAATTCAATCGCCCATTGGTAGATATATTTTATTCCTACGCCATGCGCACTAACCAGGATAAAATAAACTCACTGGCCGGAATAGTTCTCAATGGAGCTTACGGTTGTGGAAAGTCAGTCATGATATCGGCATTCTGCCGGGTATTGAACGACTTGAAATTTTTCGGCAAAGAAGAAGTAACCGAAATTCACGCCGTAGAACTGGCCGATCAGATCAGGTTGAATGGAATAATCCCTTTTTCCAAAAAGCCACTCTGCATTCAGGACATGGGCAAGGAGCCGAATATTGTCAACGCATTTGGCACGGTAGTAAACCCACTATCGAACCTATTGGCCATTCGTGCTGAGTATGGTGCTTTCACCTACGGGAGTACGAATATGACACCCGAAATGCTCGAGGAGCAATACCATGAATTTATTGCTAAACGGTTCGACGAACACGTCAATCGGGTTTTTCTTGCCGGTACCAGCCGACGCCCTAATTACTCCCGAAATCAACCAACATGACCCGTGACGAAGCAATATTGATTATTGAAATTGATGCGAAGATTTACGAATTGTCAATCCTTTATTTGCAATTCCCGCTCAATTTCATTTGGGATCGTATTGAAGGCTTGAAACGAATCAAATCAAATATTTACAAAACTTAATTTTAAATTTTATGGAACAACAAATTATTGCAACAGTAGAAATCAATTTTCCTGAAGGGAAAAGAGAGATTGAAATGGAATGGAAAAATAAAGATGAAATTTCAAATTGTGATCCGGACAAAGTACTTGTAATTCCATTAATCAATGGCGATCAGTGGACAGGCTATTTTAATGGCATAACCGGAGATGAGACAATTATGTTGGAATCATTATCTAAAAGCAGTACAATTGGTTTAGAAATGCATTGGATCAAAGGTTATTTCGAAGAAATAAAAGGAGAATAGCCATGATACTAGGTTACAAAATGTATTGGCCTTGGGGTGGCTTCACCAACTTTGCCAAAAAGATACTGCTCGGAACTAAAAAGCACTCTCTCCGGATTGACAAGAACAATCGCTGGCGTGCCGGAATGAAAATACAACATGCCCATGGAGTAAGAACTAAGCGATACATGATGTTCCTTAAGGGAGAATGTAAATCGACTCAGCAGATCAAGATTGAAAGGCATGACGGTATTTTAAATGACGATTATTATGTATACAGAGTAGTTATCAAAGGAATTCAATTCGTTATGGGATTTAAAGTGACAGTAGACGATAAAGTTCTCATCCGCGAAACTGTCGATTTACTGGCCGCAAATGACGGTTTTGATTCAACAATAGATTTCTTCGACTGGTTCTGGGATGGCTTCGAAGGCAAAATTATTCACTTCACCGATTTAAAATACTAATACCATGGCAACAGTAACAATTTCACCCGACCAAAATAAACTCACCGTAGATGAGCAGGAATTCAATTTTAATCCAATTCCACGCGACACAGAAGAATCGGAAGATTCGTGCAATACTTGTGCAGCCTACAAACTATGTGTAGAACTTCAACACACTGTTGAATCGGAGTTTCCTTTTCCCTGCTTCGATAGGGACGATGGCGAAATGGGTAATTTTTTAGCCGGCTAATGACGGTTACTTTTGAACCTTACTTTCACCATTCACACTAAAAATTGAACTGATCCATGGCTTTCAAGTACAAAGAGACAAAAAAACGGGATAAATCGACCGACCGGGTACAACAAGTAGAAGATTTCCTTGCTGAGCATTACGAAGTAAAAATAAACGTTTTCGATACCTCGAAAACACTTATAGCCGCCAAAGACAAAACACTTTACAAAGATGAAATTGATTTCGTCGATCTGTCATTGCACATGGAGCGATGCGGATTGAGAGGTTGTGATTCGATACTGAAGAAAATACTTGCCTCAAAAAATCAAATTACCACATTCAATCCTATCACCGAATATCTGGAGGGATTGAACGGCCAGTGGAAAGGCGAAAGCCACATTGATAAGTTTTGCAAACATGTCATTGTTCGCGACTTTGGCGACAAAACCGAAGGCTATTACCAGGACCGGTTTAAATACATTCTCAAAAAATGGATGGTTGCAAGCATTGCCTGTGCGCTTGGCTACAAAGAAAACGATGCCATGATAGGATTTATTCACGGCGATGAAGGAGTTGGGAAAACGAGGATCCTGCGATTTCTGACGCCAAAACCGCTAAAATCGTATTATATCCAATCCCGCAAAAGCGAAAAATTCGATATGTCTCAAGCATTTGCAAAAAACTTTATTATAAACTTCGATGAGCTGTACGGTATCACCAAGTTCAATCCGGAAGAACTGAAGCAAGCACTTTCCACCATGGAATACATGCTTTCGCGAAGCAGAACCATTGCGGCCACCCGCTATGGAAGCGGTGCTTTTACAAGCAATAAAACCCAGGAGATGGGCGGTTTTCTATACCCTAACTTTGGATATCGCCGTTGGGCAACTATCGAAATGGAGAGTATCGATTGGAAAGCCTATATAGGCGAAGTGGATGTAGATCAGATGTGGGCCGAAGCGTATGTACTTTTCAAAAATGCCGATTACGACTATGTATGGAATGAAATCGACTTCAACGAATTTCGTGAATACAACAAACGCTACCTGATAGTTACACATGCTTATCAGTTGATCAAAGAAAACTATCGGGTAGCAACACCGGATGATGATCCTAATACTATCGTATTCAAGCAACCAAGCGAAATACACCAGGACATGAAGCAACGTCGCAAAATCACTACGTCAATGTCCGACGTGTCCGACGTAACAATAGGCCAGGCACTGAAAGCCCAGGGCTTTACCCGCGAGATGAAAAAGAAAGACCAGTTCTCGCCGAGATATGGATATAATGTGGTAGAAATAAAAGAATAAATCAACTTAACAATTATGAAAGTACATTATTTCTACAAACGAAAATGGAATAGATCATGGGTTTCAATTGAATTGGAAGCCATAATGGAAGAAGATTCATTCTCTCAAGCAAGACAAGTCAAGCAAAAGTCTTTTACATTTTTAGAACAGCTGAGATGTCATATAAGCAAGGATATGAATAAATTTCATAATTCTGATTTTAAAATTGAATTTGGTAAAGATTCATGCCATGGACACTGGGCGAAATCAGTTCCTGAGTTGTACAAGCATAAAACTGATATGAATAGCTCATTAGAGTCATTTATTCCAATCACCAGGGCACAATATGAGCGACTTAGAAAACTTGCTTTCGCAGTATATGAGAAAAACAAATGTATGGATTTCGATATGGTGAAAGAGAAACAAACTTACTCTATTACAACAATAATTGAATAAAATATCAACAACTAAAATTTTAAATTATGTCAACAGAAAAAACGTCAAATGCCGGCATTAGCGCAATGTCATTGCTGGGAGTAGCTTTCATTGTACTCAAATTGTGCAAAGTGATTAATTGGTCATGGTGGTGGGTTACAGCTCCATTTTGGGGAGGTTTAGCAATCATAGTTATCATTCTGATCATTGCCCTGATTATTGGAATTATAAAAGCAATAAGAGAAAATTAGACATAGCCTTGGGAGGGCTCAATTAAAACCCATTAATTTAAATTATTCAAAAAGTTAGAACAAAATTCGTTTGTATTTCAAATGAGTCAAAAGACAGCGAACAACATGAGGTAAAATTAGCTGCAGTAATGCATGGGAGTGAAGAAAACAAATCTTTCTCCAGATGGACTTCGCTTGCAAATCTCGAAATGTGGATAAGCGATGAGAGTCCGGCAGCACAGGTTTTTGAGGTAGGAAAAGAGTATTATCTTGATTTGACTCAAGCCGACATTGTCGTAGATAAAGACATTTTATTTTCATTCGGAACTGCTCTGGATGCTTTGAAAAAAGGTAAACGAGTAGCTCGCGAGGGCTGGAATGGTAAAGGGATGTTTGTTTTTATGCGTCCTGCCGATGAAATTAATATTGAAACGGTAGTGGACAAAATAAAATCACTACCCCAAACTGTAAAGGATTTTTATCTGCAGGACATTGTCGATGGAGAAGGTAATCGATTACCAATTGATTTTGGTGACAATGTGAAGTTCACGGCTTATATCTGTATGAAAGCAGCTGATGGAACAATTGTAAACGGCTGGTTAGCTTCTCAAACTGATATGCTATCAGAAGACTGGACAATTCTAGACTAACGCCTTGGACGGGATTAAAAAATCCACTGATTGAATTATATGAAAACATTTGGAAGAATCATGTTAGTGCTTTTAGTGCTAATTGGAGTAACAGTTGGATTGTTCACTTGTCGAACTTGTAGCATTGCCGGTGATCATGTGGCAAACAGTATGAAAGGAGCTGTCATTTCATACGACGAGTACCAGGACATATACGCTACTTGTGAGCAAATTAATGCCGACCTTGGAGTAATTAAAGAAACCCCGGACACCGACGGTCAGTTTACTCAGTTCAGCAAGTCACAGCAGATAAATACGAAGAAACAATGAAAGGATTATGATCAAATACATAATAAACGCCATTAAGGCAGCACAGGAGCAACAAAGACAACAAGCAAAGTTGAGTACATTGCTCAAAATTGATAAAAAGGATAGTATAAAAGTTCGACTGCCAAAAAATTACATTGAGATGCTGGAAGTGATTGCAAGGTCTGGAATAAATAAACCAAATACACTCGATGCGTTGATAAAAGGTGAAGTTAGATATATAAAACATGAATATTACGATATATGTGAATTTACGGCAATATTAGACCAAGACACTTCAAGATTTAGGGATGAACAATTAAACGAGCAAGCAATGTATTATCTCATTAAGGAAGTAGTCAAAGACCATAAGTATGTTAGGTCCGAAAGACAACAACGCATTTCTCCCTATCATCACAGAGTTAGATATTCAATCAAAGTAGCAGTAGAAAGGAAATAATATGAGCAAACGAGCAAAATGCGGTGATTATCTAAAATGGAGGGGAAAGCTTGCACAGATAATTGGAACTTATGAAAATCCCTCAGTAATAATTGAAATGATGGAAAACAAGCGTTGTCCTCATTGCAATGGAGACTTAGGAAAAGAGCAAATACATATGATTACTGGCAGTCCATTATTCCAGAATAATGCAGAAAAAATTGAATCAATAACTGATTAATCATGAAAAATCAAATTTTAGAATTATTCAAAGCATACGAGAGGGAGACTGAATGGGAGGGAAGCGCCATTCCGGAATCAATGTACAGTGCATTAGCCAATGATATTATGAAGCTGTATTCGCAGACTAAACGGATCGGAAGCATTCGCTATGGTGGTTTACAAGGCATTATTTGTGGAATAGATGAGGCCAGAACCGTAATTATAGCTCATGAGCATATGGTTAGATATCCTACTTTGCCCGGAATGAAAGAAGCGGATGATCAGGATAGATATTTAGAGTGTCTCAAAGCAACTTTATCACTAGGTGAATTCAGAAAGCAATATTTAAATGAGCCTGAAATACCGGTAGAATTTCAAAATCTCAGTATACAAGCAAGTATTGCAGCTGAAGATATCAAATCATTAGCTATAGAACTCAAAGCTTATGATGATAAGATAAAGACTGAAAAAAGGCACAAAGGGCATGAGCGCCCGTACAAATATCACAAATAATGTATTATGAAAAAACCACCTAAAGGCATTATCCCAGAGTATCTCTGGAAAGAACAAAGATTGCAAGACATTGATGCCGCAATTAAAAGATATCAAGAAGCTGGATGTGCAATAAGTACAGCATGGATTTTTGAAAGAAACAATCTTTTATATGATCTTAAACACCGTCCAAAAATATTATTTACAAGACATTGAACTGAATTTTTAATCAACTAACTTACAAACTAATATTGCATACAATTATGAGCAACTTCAATGTATATCTGACAGTACCCGAATACCTGGAGCAATGGTTGAATCATAGCTTCGGACATCCGGTAGAACTCATTAAAGATTCCCCCGAATCAAGAATACTTAATGAACTACTGGCAAAACTGCCTGCAGGCGAAATGCCTGATACCGGAGAGGGTGCTAACATAACCATTTCAATTCCGTTTTTCAAAGGCAAAAATCCGGAAGTGTACAACTACCTACACCGGAGCAGTAAAACAGCATTGATTGAAAGTTTCTCAACGCTTTTCGATAAAAACCTCTTTCACGAAATAACTGATCTGATCAATTGCCAGGTCGACAGTTTAGGCCGAAAGAAGAAAAGAGCCGCGCTTATTTACGCCTATATGGAAAAACATGGAATTGACGAAAAACACTGGGATACGGTTTCGCAAAGATTCCACCGACTCAACCAACAGTACGGCAAAAAAAAAGGCATAAAAATCACCTAAAAACTCATTGACTTCGAAGCCGTTTTGGTCGTAAAGCAGCACTTTAAGCATTTTACGCACTTCACGCACTTTCAGCACTTTGCGCACTTCACGCACTTTTTTTAAAACATAATATTATGAGTACAAGATCGCTTCCAACTATACTATCTGTAGAATTTATTCCGGTAGAAGAAATGACACTTTCGCCTAAGCGAATTCTCGCACCTGGTGACACAATTTCGGCACTTGGTAATTTCACGAAATTAAACTTAACCGAACCGGCAGCGTGCAATACAACTTCGGAGCGCACGCCAAACGGATTGGTTTATACAACAAAAATTACCGGAGCAATTCACGACGAACAAAACTCCGGATTGCAACACCGGTTGCAAACTATCTTTCACGCCTTCAGACTAACCGATGTATATAAAAATAAATACCTGGTAGGAATAGACAAAAAACCCTATCCGGAAATCATTTTCTCACCCGTGAACGATGCAAATCCTTCGGGCATTCGGGCCGTAAACTTTGAAATAACATGGGTTTCAACCCTTCCACCTATCGATATCATCTCTTTATAGTCTTTTTTTCCTTCCCTCAATAGCCGTAAAGTTGCAGTGTAATTAACCACACTGCAACTTTTTTTTATGGCTAAAACTACCTATAACATTGACATTGACGGAGCTATCGGAGAATATTATTACTCCAAAGGCTACGTGAAATACATGCTGGCTCAAACTAAAGATCCGCAGGTAATGGTTCGCATGAGTAGCCTCGGCGGTTCTCTCGATCACGGCTTAGGAATCAAAGATCGATTCCAGGAACACGGAAACGTAAAGGTCGACATGTATGGTTTCAACGCTTCGGCTGCCACACTGGCTGCACTTGGAGCTAAAACTACCGAGATTTCGAGCTCTGGATTTTACCTGATCCACAAAGTAATGAACTGGATTGATGTTTACGGCTCGAAAAACGCTGACGAACTGGCCGCCATTATTGCCGACCTGGAAGCCAATAAAAAGGATAACGAGAAAATGGATCTCGTGATCGCTCAGCTGTACTCCGAAAAAACAGGTAAGCCAATAAACGACCTGATCGACCTTATGAAAATTGGCGGTTGGCTTAATGCTCAAGAAGCGCTCGACTGGGGTTTTGTCGACGGAATAATCAAAACCAACGAGAAAACCAATTTCGTGAACATGCAAGACAAGTTCAACGCCATGGGGTTGCCTACCAATCGCATTCACACCGAAAACTTATTCACCAATCAAATTAATAAAAAAATGGAAAAACAATTCGCAAAAGTGAACACCGTGATTGGTGTTACCGAATTGGCTTCGACTGACGAAGGTGCTTATCTCAACGAGGAGCAAATCGAAAAAATCGAAACCAAAATTGATGCATTGGAAAATTCGGTTGCTACCGAAAAAGCCAATGTAGTGACCGAAAAAGCCAATGTTACGGCTGCCGTAACACGCGCCGAAACTGCCGAAGGTACAGTTGCAACACAAGCAACCGAAATTACTGCTTTAAAAACTCAAATTACCAACCTTCAAAATGGTGCCGGAGATAGATCCAAGGAATTGGATAAAGAAACCGACGACAACGGTGGCGAGGAAAAAGATGAGTTTCAAAATGCAGTTGCAAACGCTCGTAAACTCTTCAATGAGCTTCCTGACTAAGAATTATTCATTTTTAAAATTTACACAATATGTCAAATCAAGTTGCTATTACCGATGCTCAATTAGCTGCTTCGGCTAAAAAATACCGCAAAGACTTGTTGATGATGCCTGTTATTGGCATGGAATCATCACTCAAGCACATGACTGTTCGCACCGGTATCCGTGGCGAAGAAGTTGTTGGCGAACTGGATGGCACTATCGAGGTAGGTCCATACAGCGAAAGCCGTACCGATACCGACGATGTAACGATCAAAGGTCGTACACTTACCACGTATCGCGGTTCTGTTATCAAGAAATTCTCTCCTAACTCAGTGGCCGATTCCATTTATGGAAGCGCAGTACTCAGCGGCGATGGATTGAAAAGTACCGATATCACCCTCAAGGTGGTTGCTTTCTTAGCGAAGAAAGTTTCTAAAGCATTCAACAAAAGTTTGTGGGGTGCCGTTCGCAATGCCGGTGGTTCTACCACTGCCGATCTGTACAATGGTTTTGATACCATTACGGCTGCCGAAATTACTGCAGGAAATATTACAGTTGTCAAAGGTAACCGTTACGATTTTGATGCTGCTATCACAGCAAATAACTGCGTAACTAAGTTGAAAGCATTTTATACTTCAGCCACTGACGAGCTTCAGGGCGAAAGCTGTAAAATGTTTGTCAGCAAAGCTATTTACAATGCATATAACGACGACTACCAACAGTTGAATGGATCTTTGCCTTACAACAAAGAATTCAAGAAAACGTATTTGGAAGGTTCTGACGATATGTGTGAGTTAGTTCCATTGGCAAACAAAAAAGCATCTCCATACATTCACCTGACAACTCAGGGAAATATGTTGATTGGTGTTGATCAAATGAGCCAGGAAGAAACGATCACAGTTGAAAAACATCACCCATTGATTTTGGATTTTGTAATGGTAATGTACTTCGGTACCCAGTTCGAAAGCATCAGCGCTGAGCGTCTGTTGGTTGGTAAATTATTCGTGGCTTAATTATTCATTCACATAAAAAATAGGAGATAATAATTATGTCTTTGAACTATAAAGAACTAAATTTTCCAGTTGGATCGGTAAATCTTCCGGGAGTGATGGAAGATGTTTACTACATCGCAAAACGCGACATTTTGGGCTGGCCAACGCTTCCAGATACATTTGTAACCGGAATGGGTGAACTGGTGGTGTATGTGGGCGACTTCACGCTTGCAGTGGGTAAAAAATGGCAAAAAATCACGGTGTTGGTTGAAAAATCACCACTTGATGGAAAAAGCCAGGGAACACGCCCAAGCAAAACGTTTTTGAACTCATTTACCATGCAGCACCCGGGCACTGAAGAAGAAGCTTCAGGATTTGCACGCCAGGCAAACAACGATGATTTCGTTTACTTAGCTCAAACTAAGAAAAAGAAATGGCGTGTAATTGGTAACGAGATGTTCCAAACGGATTCGTCTATTGACCAAAAATTGGGCGGAGCTGTAACCGACGAAATGGGTACTACAATCACGGCCACTGTCAGCGACGTAGCACCGGGATTATTCTACCCGGGTGAAATTGTAACCGAAGACGGAACAATCAACCCAGGAGCGTAACCGCTGGTTAATCGAAAATTTCTCACACCCTCGTAATTCACGTTACGAGGGTGTTTTATTTCAGCTTGTTTCCACTTGTCTGTTTCTTGTCTGTTTCTTGTCTCCACCTGTTTCATCCTGTCTCAGCCTGTTTTTACCCGACTTCTTTCTGTCTTTTTTATGTAATTACATGCTATTTACTTTTGAATTCAACAATTTACAAACCCCATAATTTTTAAAAAACATGGCCAAATTAAATGAATTTGAAAAAAAGGTGTATGACTGGTTGAATCAACCGGCTGCCGAAAGAGATTTGGAATTAGGTGCAAAATTATTGCTCCAAGCTTCCAGCAACAAAATTTTGTATCAGAATGTGATCCGAAAAGAGAACTTCGAAAAAATTGAATTCGTACTCCGAACTTACATTGGTGATAAAGCGCCTGAAGCAATTGCCGAAAAACCGGAAAATCCGCAATTAAATGCATTTGAAAAGATTTTCGACAAGGCCACTGCTAAAATCGACGGTAAAGGTAAACGTGCCGATCACGATCAACTACCTGATTTTATCCAGGCAATTCCCGAAACTAACACGGCTATTTACCAAAAAATGCGCTCCCTTCAGGAACGCTTGAAAATTCTTAGCTCAAGCGGTTCGACGGTTGCCGATCGCCTTCCATTCGTAACCGAACTGATGGCATTGGATAGTGAACTAACTGCCAACTGGGAAACTTACGATACGTTCGATTTGGCTTCATTCGATCCCAACAAAAAAATCGAAAGACTCGACATAAAACAGGTTCAGGCACATCGCACTTACTTGAGTCGACTCAAGGATGAACCATTAAGCGAAAAAGCCCTGGAAGATGCTCAAAATCGCTATAACGAATTGATTCTGGACGGTCAGAACGTTTCGCCTAAAATCACTGAAAAACTCAAAGCATTGGGTGTGATTGTAATGGAAGTGAAAGAAACGGAAGAAGTTGCGCCAAAAGTTGAAATAACCGAAAAAGAGATTGCTACTGCAGTAATTAATTCTGAAAAAGAAGAAATTGTAGAAGAAACTCCAGCTGCTGCAGTAACTGAAAAAACTGAAACAGATTCGCCTGCAGGGAATGAAGAAACTCCGGAAGAAAATGTAATCAGTCAAATCAAAACACTGTTGAAAAACGACGTTGAAAAAGCTGTTATCATTTCAACAATTGGTTCGCTGGGTAAATTTGGAGAACTGGAGCTCACACCTCAGGTAGTTGAAGATTTGTACAACAAAGCTGTTGAGCAGGAAATCGACAACGAAGTTGAATAAAATCGACTCCATATTGAAACCATTAAGCCCCGACTATCTCGGGGCTTATTTGAATTCAGGCGTACAGCTCTACGATTTACTTGAGTGGTTACTCAAGCAAACCGGATCGGCCGAAATAACAGTGATTACATTCTCTATTTCGGAGGAATTTATTCGAAAGGTACACATGTTCCGGAAAATGGGATTAATAGCCAAAATTACCGTGCTATTAGATTTCAAGGCCATTCAGAAAACTGAGAACCTGATCCGATTTGCCGAAAATACATTTGATGAAATCTATTACGCCAAAACACACGCAAAAATTATTCGGATTGACTCACCAAAGTATCAAGTGTGTGTAATTGGTAGTCAAAATGCTACCCGTGGAAACCGCGAAGAATGCGAGCTCGTAACAACGGACTCAGTTATCTACGAAAACTTATCAGAATCAATTAATCGATTGAAACAAAATGCCATATACAGAGGATGATTTAATTAAAATACAAGAATATGCTTCACTCTTAATGAAGATATCAGATATCGCTGTATTGCTCGAGATGGACGAAGATGAACTCAGAGAGTCGATATCGGTAAAAACTTCAGGCCCTGGCATTGCTTATCGAAAAGGAAAAGTACAAACAGTCCTGGAACTTCGCCGACAGGAAATTGAATTGGGAAAAGCAGGATCCACAATTGGAATTGAATTGACACAAAAATACATGCTTGAGCAAAACTTGAACGAAAATGGCTAAACGAGACACTTACGATATCTGTGTGCAACACTTATACGACGACGTTAGTAAGCTGTCACACCTTCCACAGCAACAACGTGATAAATTACTTCGCATTCGCTCAGGCTATACGATTATGCTTGAGTTTCCGTCAAAAAAAGACCGGGAAATAATTTTACACCTCCAAAATCAATTTGGAATCGAGCGCAGCGCTGCATATGAGGATTTACGATTGATAAAAGATTTATTGGGATCAATCAATAAACAATCAAAAGACTGGCACAGGTTCAGGTTTAATTACAGAAATGAAAAGGCTTACAACATGGCTGAGCTTCAGCAGGACCCTATAGCCATGGATAAATGTAATAACACTTACGGCAAGTACAACCAGCTCGATAAGGAAGATGCTGAGCGCATACCATGGGAAGACATCATCCCACAACTTTATGAAGCAACTGATGATCCTTCAGTCCTCGGAATAAAACCTATTCCAAACATTAGAGAGAAAATTGCTGCTATGAAAAAGAAATACATGGAAGACATTGAAGATGTCACCTATGAGGATATTGACATTCGTGAATTAGAGAAATATGCCAATCAGTAAGGAAATCAAGCAAATATATTTCAACGACTGTCAACGCAAAGTAATGCTTCGTGAGTGCAAAACAACTGTTGTGGTTGGTGGTCGCCGTTTGGGTAAGTCTCACGGCATTGCTCAACCGTATCTTCAGCGCAATATGCAGCGCATGCCGCGAGGTACCCATGGCATCATTGCCGGCACATTCCAGCAGGCAAATACCCGTACATTACCAGGAACATTAGAAGCCTTTGATAATATTGGATTCAAGCGTAATGTCCACTATGTGATTGGTAGACGTCCAGAACCTGGTTTAAAATTCGAAAAGCCACGATTAGAACCGGCAAGTTACGATCATTGCATCACCTGGTACAATGGAAGCATTATGCCAATCATTTCTCAGGATGTTCCCGGATCATCAAACTCTATGACTTTCGACTCCATTCTTTGCGACGAAGCCAAGTTCCTGGACTTCGAAAAATTGAATAACGAAACGATTCCGGCCAATGGTGGAACTAAAGCTCATTTTGGCCATCTGTCTTATCATCACTCCATGATGATCATTTCCGACATGCCGACTACGAAGAAAGGTAGTTGGTTCTTAGGGTATGAGGACAAATGCGATCCGGAACTAATCGAACATATCGACGGAATCATTTACGAAAAGTGGCGAATACTTAATAAAATAAAGGAATTTCAATCAAAAGGAATTCAACCTAAAGGTTATTTATTTGATTATTACAAAACACTTTGTCGGGATTTAGCGCAATTTAGAAGTGTTGCAGTCGATTACAATGTGTTTAGCTCAATAGAAAACCTGCAGGTATTAGGTGAGGGCTATATCAAGCAAATGAAGCGTGATTTACCACCATTGATTTTCCAGACATCAATACTTTGCAAGCGTGTTGGATTACTCAAGGATGGTTTCTACAACAACCTGAATGAAAATCTGCATTATTACACTGATTTCGATAACTCTTACATTCTTAACTTAGAGTATGACTTCAACAAAACAAAAGACTTATCATGTCTTCAGGATGGCGATTTAGACCGCAATAAGCCCATATGTATTTCAATGGACTACAACGCCAACATCAACTGGATAGTAGCGGGACAACGCTCAGGCATTAAGCTAAAGGTATTGAAATCATTCTTTGTCAAGTATGATCGTAAGTTAGTTGAGTTAGTCAATGACTTCTGCCACTACTATCGTGATCAACAATGTAAGGAAGTGATTTACTATTACGATAACACAGCACTGGGTAGTAACTATGCAGTCAATGACAGTGACTTTGCAACTGTTGTCATGGACACCTTCAGGAGTAACAAGTGGCACGTTACAGGTGTACACATTGGCAATCCACTTAATCACATGGATAAGCACCTACTTATCAACATGGGATTGAAAGGACAGAAAGGTTTGTACCCTCTATTCAATAAGCCAAACAACGAACCTCTTTTGCTCGCTATGGAGCAAACAGGAATCTATCAGGGTCCAGAAGGGTTTAAGAAAGATAAGCGCGGAGAGAAGCTCGCAGAGAGCGACGAAGACTTACGCGAACACCGAACCGATGGTACTGACGCATTCGATAGTCTTTACATTGGAATGAATAACTTCCCCGTTGAATCCTCATTCAACTCCAGCCTTGTGAGCGACTTCATCTAGTCGCTCACTTCATGTCATTACATCTCACCTCCAATGCTTCCAAAACACAATGCATGCATTGATTTTTGTAGGAAGCTAAGTTGTCATTACACAATCAATGCTCCTTTCAGGACATTGATAGAGTAATGGCCGTTTTACCACCCGTTTTTCTTAATTTTCTGACATATAACACGCTTTTTGAGCCTTGTAATGACATCGGAGCGGCAGGGCGGGGCGGGGTCTATCGACAGCAACAAACTTTAAATAAAAGTTTGCAAAGGCGTTTTGTGCTGATATATAGTATGGTAGTATACTGAAAGGCGGAAAACAGATGCAAACAGCTTAAAGATTCAGCCGAAAACAATATGTAATCAACTCCATTAAAACCATTTAGACAGTTTTTTTTATTGGCGCATACACACGTTATGTGTTTATATATTCTTTTATTATAACTAATTGATTACTAATAAGATAAGAATAATATATATAAATAAAGGAGAATACAACAAATTTTAAAAGTATCTTACTATGTTACTATTATAAATAAATTAACTATGTATGTTTTTGTATTACAATTGTTTAAAGGTAGTAAGTGAGTACTAAATTTTAATAGAATAATGTTTTTTTTGCATGTTACTACTATTACTACAACATATTATTAACTGTAATTATGCTGGATTTATTTATATGATAAAAATTAAACATACTACAATTATAATTTTGACATTTAAGATTTTACATATTTAAAAATGTAGTATGTAATAATTCATATGGATATTCTAAGCACCTATTACTACTTAAAATATAAATTTAAATAAATGATAATTAGATATATATAACTAATAGTAAGTAGTGAGTGAGGTAGGTAATATTTTTTTGTTGATTTTGCGCGTTTTTCCGAAAAGTGTAGTATGTAGTATGTAAAAAATATGTATATTTGCAGAAATTTAATATATAAGCTTATGAAAACAGAATATTTATGGGGATGGAAAATTAAGACATTAGAGATTGATTCGGAAATATTTATTCCGATAAAGCTATTTTGTGAAGATTACAAGATAAACTTTATCAATACAATGATAGAATTTAATAAACGAGGACTCAACATTAATTTTAAAATTGAAAATATCACAAGCGAAGGATATTTATGTTTTGATATTGAAGATTTCATTGTATTCATTTTGGTTGTTTCTTCAATAAACTCAAAGTTAGTTAAATATAAAAAAGCGATATGTAAAGCTGCAATTTCAAAATTGGTTTTTCCAAAAAGAAAGTTTATACCTGATATAGAAAAATTTATATTAAATAAATACAGAATTCCAAATGCTGATGAATCATATACATTTATGTTACCAACAGATATTTTCAATAAATTGGATGATGAAATAAAAGAGCATACGACAATTATAAATGTGGGAACGTGTTTAACTGGTATTGGATTTAAAAAAATGGTTAAGCGGGTGAATGGTTCTGCCAGGTATGGTTATAAAATGCTAGAATTATAAATTTGAAGTAACAATTAAAGCCTCGCAAAAATGCGGGGCTTTTTTGCGTTAATATATTTATTATCTTTGTGCTCAACTTAATTTTAAAATAAATATTTATGAAGAAATTTTTATTATTGGCTGTAATGGCTATGTTTTTTATCTCATGTACATCTGAAGGTGGGTTAGATGTAAAGGCATGTTGGGAATTTAGTATTAAAACAACTGTTACCATGGCGGGGCAAAGTTCAACAGCTACCGGAACTGTTGAAAAATGCGATTTGACTGAAGCGGAGGCGAATAACTACATGAAAGAACTAACTACAACTGTTACATCTTCTTCGGGTGGTTACACTATGACTTCAAAAACAGTTTGTACTGGAAAAACAAAGAAATAATATAACTAACTATATTATGAGTAACTATATTGAAAGTAATCTTATTAAAGATGAACAAATAGAACTTAAAACTACCTATCACCCAATAATATTTTGGCGTTTAACTGGTATATTATCACTATTCATTATTCCATTTATTGAAATGAAAACAGATGAATTTGCTGTAACGAATAAAAGGGTAATAATAAAAATTGGGTGGATTAGTAGAAAGATATTTGAAATGAACCATTCTAAAATTGAAAGTGTAAATGTTGATCAGGGAATATTAGGGAGAATTTTTAATTATGGATCAATTACTATTATTGGTTCTGGAGGAACGAAAGAAATTTATTATACAATTAGAGACCCTTTCGGTTTTAGGAAGAAAGTACAAGAATTTTCAAAATAATTTCATTTTTGCATTGCCAATTCAAAAAACATTCCGATATTTGCAGTACGAAACTCTTACGAAGGCACTACGTGCCACATAACGATGTGGTTTTTTATGCCCAAAAACTAACTTATTGAAAATATGGCGATGCCATATCACGAGCCGTTTGGAGCGGTAATACCTTCGGGAGTTTCGTAGCGTGATATTGGCATCGCTTCTTTTATTGCCATAAAATCAAAAACACGAAACTCCCGAAATGAAAACAAATCAAACCCGTAGGATTAAACCTACAAAAGAAAATCCCGTGCACGAAGTGAGAGTAGTGCCAATGTCGGATGCTCGCTTACTCCTGAAATCACTTTATTTGAATTTGAAACAAGCCATTGACCAGGAAGCACTGGTTGACTTTAAGTACGATGGAACTACTACCAACGTAGCATTTGTAATGGGTACCACAGAATTAAAATTTAATTTAGTGGAAGGAGGCCAAGTATGAAAGCAGCCACTATTATTAATGGATTTAAAGTCACAGATAATGCAGCTGAAATATTAGGTAATTGGGCTGAAAGTGATGCACCTGAAAGATATGCAACTTACCTATCTGAAATGCAAGATCTTCTTTGTCGAGTTATGATATTGACAAATGACTTTGATATTCAGATCAAAGAATCTCTGATTAATTTGATTTGCATAAAAGATGATTTCAATAAATTGAATGAGGAAGGAGGCCAGTCATGACACAAGCAGAAATAATGATCAATGACGAAGCTTATTATATTTCCTTCGAGGATAACGATGAGTTTGTGCAGAAATGTTATGATATGATTTCTGAAATTGCAGATACAGGTACGGAAGGCGCAATAATTATTCGCGTGACGGAAAATGGCAAATACACCGGTGATGCATACTTATGGGATGAATTTATGGCTAACAGTTGGGCTAAGGGTAAAATTGATGCAACAAAATTGCTTAAATTCCTAAAAGAACAATACGAATCGAAGGCCAAGCAAGGACCAATTACATTCAAAGAAATAATCTTATCCCGGTATTGTGGAGAATTTCAACCGGCAACGAAAGAAAATACAACGATCCGCAAAACGAGTGAAGAAATTAAACTCGATATCCGGCCAATGGCAGACTTATCGACAAACGAAATAGCTGCATATTTGGCAACACATGGTTACACTATAGGCTTTGAAGATTCGACTCCAGTGTGGCTCATGCGAAAAGATGGCGAACTGGAATTGCGCGAACACTAATAATTTATACATTTGTAATATGAAACGATCAGAAATTATTAAGGAACTTGAAAGCAAGTACTTATTCGAGAATAGAAGTTCTATGATTGAAGGTTGGTATACGCTAAGAAGTGAAATTGGTGTTATATATGATTGTCAGGTAAGAGCTAATGATGTTTTATTTCATGTAGAAATTGACAATATTGATATATCAATGACAAGTAATGAGCATTATTTCTCTTTTAATCAGATAGCGCCACATGGCGCTCCAATCAATACTATACTTCATAGATTCAAAGTTATAATCGATGAATTGAATTTAGAAATTAAGAATCATATTTCTAATATTGAAAAATCGATTGATGAAATAAAACCTGGTCGTAAATTTAAAGTAGAATTTGAAAATGGCTCTAAATTTGAAATAGAAAATATGGATAACAGCGTAAAAAGTCTTACAGAGCCTAAAGTATTCTGATTTAAGAGTAAAGTAATACTGTTCACTGTCTTTTTTTACCCTCAAGCGGTTGACTTAATTTGTACTATCAAATTAATCAACCGCTTTTTTTATGACTATATCTCAAGAACTGCAAGCTGGAGCACTCTATTTTCAGAAAAATATACCGGATATTATTCTGATTAAAACCGATGTGAGTACACCGGTGATTTTTGAGTTGAAAAAAGGGGCTGATGTAATCCTGTCGGAAAGTTATGTTTTCGATGTGGAAAATAAGATACAAATTCGCAATATTGGCGAAATTGTTGAGAAATATCTCAGCCTTCAGAACTTACTTCTTGACTTTTCATACACCATTACTCAAGATGCCTACACACATGATATCGCTTTTTCGGTTCTGAAATGCGAAGCCGATATGACCGTTGACCCGGGTACCTGGACTGCTCAAAATTTCCTGACCCGATCGTACACCGAAAAACGCACCTCGAAAAGCCGAAATGAATACCTTTCCTTTTTGCATAAACCTAGTTACGGAGCTGTAACACCGCATTTTAAAATAAAATATTACTCCGTTGATCACTGGGCGGAAGCTACCGGTACATTGGCGGCGATAGCAGCTTCTACCGAAAACAAGATTACAACGATAAACACCTCTATGGGTGCTGTAATTACAGCTTCGGGGTTGGATGTAAATGCCGAAATCCTGTTGTATGAGATATGGATTACAGGTACCGAATTCGAAACGAATAACTATACTTTCCTGAATGACTTCAATATCTACCGAAACCGGAAGCACTTTGTATTCGTGAATAGTTTTGGTGTGCTCGAAACCTTTACGGCTACCGGTAGAAGCGACGTGAAAAAATCCGGAGAATTCAACCTTGGGAATATTCAAAGCCGGTACCGGAAAATCACACAAGATTTTATTGCTGAAACGGCACAGTATAGCGGTTTTCTGTGGGAGAGTGAAATGGAGTGGATTGATGATTTGTTGCTCAGCTATAACGTGTCGACCTATACACCTGGTGTAACCGGATCGGATGAAGAAATAACGCTGACAGGATTCGATAAAACAGATACTGACGCTAACGAACTCGAGGGATTTTCGTTCACGTATCGAAAGGCCAAAAATAGCAGTATTCAATTTGTGAATGCAGCCAAAGGAATATTCGATGCCACATTTGATAATACATTTAATTGATATGCTGCATATTAGTACGTTACGAAAAACACTGAATTCGAAAAAAGAATTCAATTGCAAGGTTTGGACTTCAAGCGGTGAAATAATGGTATGTAACAAGGTAGTTTGCACTTCTAACTATCACAAAGGCACAGCCAACCTATTGTTTACCGAGAGCCGCGAAGTGCGGAAAGTGAGAGTGATTTGCATTTTTGAATTAAACGATCAAAAAATTTATATATAATTATGAACCAGCAATTTGACCAACAGGTTTTTGAAATTCCGGTAGATGAGATAGCAGCTCGCGCCCTGGATAAAATTAATGAGGGAGTAACCGTTTTCGATATAGATCAGAGCCAAACGCCTACACGCGTATCGGGTGCACCGGATAGTTTTAGGGGTTTTGTTCCCTGGGGAGATGATAACCTTAGGCCTAATAATGTATTGGCATTGAGAAGAAATGACGAAGTAATGTCGTCGAATATATTTTTCAATATATTATCGGGTTACGGTGCCGGACTAAAAATTGAACATCCGGAGGAAGGCAAGAAGATTACAAATAAAGAAGTGCTGACTTTTTTCAAGTATAACCGGCCTGTAAAATATTGGTTGGAGCAACAAACGGATATTAAACACTTTTTCTTCACCGTTACGGTTCTTATTTTAAGTGGCGACGGAAAGAAAATTGTGAAGATAAAGCATAAAGATGCTACTTATTGCCGTTTCGAAACCTGTAATAAGAAAACGGGTAGGATAGAGCATGTTTATTTTGCCAACTTCGAAAAAGGCACTCCAGTGTGGGACGACTGTGAGGTGATAGAATTGCTTGACGAAAGCGATCCACTGGGTGATTTGGAAATGCGCATGGGCATAATTCCAAACGAAGAAGGAAAAAACAACACGCCTACAACGGTACGAAAATTTGCGATGCGTAACGCCATTCCGATTCCGGGTAACAAATACTATCCATTTCCGTACAGCTGGGCAGTTTTCAACAGCGGTTGGTACGATATTAAGCAACTGATTGCTGAAGGGAAAAAAATTAAATTCAAAAATGGATTGGTGATCAAGTATCAGGTAGAAATCAATAAGAGTTATTGGGACAATGTTTTCCGGGATGAAAATATTACGGATCCAAAAAAACAGGTTGAGCGTGTAAAAGCTGAAAAGGAAAATATCAAGTCATTTTTGACAGGTATTGTCAATGCCGGCAAGGTTTGGTTCTCCGGATTCTACGTTGACCCCAACGGAAAAGAAAATTCTATGATTCGTATTAACGTCATTAACCCAACCAAAGAGGGTGGCGATTGGATTGAAGATACTGAGGAAGCCAGCAACATGGAATGTTATGCCGATGGCATTCACCCGAGTTTGATTGGTGCAGTGCCAGGCAAATCGAAAGGCGGAATGTCCGGAAGTGATAAACGTGAACTTTTTACCATTAAACAGGCATTGGATGTTCCTATTCGTCAGATTTTAGCTGAGCCTTACTTTGTGATAATCAACTATAATGGATGGGAAAATGATGTAAAAATAGATACACCATTTATGCAGCTGACAACGCTCGATGAAGGTACTTCAGCCAAAACAAAAACAGCTGATCCGAACGCTAACCAGGATAACCAAGATAATTAAAATATTATGCTAATTACAACAATTGTACAATTTGTAGGGTATATTCCCACTGCTGAAGGAACTCAATTCAATGCCATTGAGCCGTACTTGTCGGAGGCCGAAAATCAACTTATAGGTTTATTTCTAGGTGAAGATCTATCCCAATATTTTGAAACTCTTCCCGTTGAAAATCCACTTAAAGTTATTGCCAGTCGTTTGCTTTGTCTCCAGGCGTACGAAAATGCTATTCCTTTTGTTGACCTGATACAAACGAACAACGGTTTTGCGGTAGTGAATAATAGCAACCAGCTACCGGCAAGTAAAGAACGAGTGCAGCGACTTATTGAATGGTGCTCAGTTCAACTATATATGAATACTGATTTATTGATCCAGGGCATTTTGAAAGATGCTGAAGCGTTGGCAGCCTGGACTGCTTTTTCGGAATTTGAAGATTTGACCAATTGTTTGATACTTACCGGTAATGATTTCGCCAAATATGCCACTGTGAGCGGCGTGAAGCGAAAATCATTTATGGACGCAAAAAGTAACCTGGTAAGTTGGCAAAAAAACATATTGGAGAAAGTGATTAGTGCTGACTATATGCAACAATTAATTGCAGAAACCCGCCTAAATACGTTCACTGAGGCTTCTAAAGTAATAATTATTCATTGTAAAATGGTTCTCGGCCAGCTAGTAAACAAAAACACGGATGAGGCTGAGAAAATATGCAACATACTCAGCAATATTCTCGACAAGGACCTGGAAACTTACACAGTATATGCAAATAGTGCTGAATACGCATTGAAAACAACACCTGTTTATCAGAATTTACAATCGGATCCAACTTATTTTTTCGGATAATATGAGTACAATCAACTTAACTGCTCCGAGGAACTACGGAGAAATGACAGAAAAACAAATCCGTTACGTTGCAGCTTTACAGATGCACGGATTACCTGATAAAGATATTTGGCGCAAATGCCTGATTAAGTTCTCGGGAATTAAACCGATCGGCGGAACTTCGCTCCGATATTACTTCGTGAAGAAGGGTTACAAGGGTTATTTTTCGCTCAAGTTGGAAGAAATGAATTCCTTTTGCAAGAAAATGGATTTCATTACACAGAATTATATTGGCATTACCCCGGTTAAAGTAGGCAAATATGCTCCGTGTGATAAT